AAAACCCTTAACTTGAGCAGGAGGAGTTCCCTGAATACGAGCCATGCCTCCATCGGCCATATAACCCATTTTATTTCTAACTTCAGTCGGTAATTTTGCTAGTCCTGGATTTTTAGCTTCATCTACTTCTTTTAAAGCTGAACCGCCCTTTTTCATATTCATATCATTCATTACACTTGCTTTTTTCATAAGATTACTCGCTTCCCTTTTAGAAATGCCCATTTGCTCTGACATCTGGTTTTTCATTCTACTTCTAGCCATCAAAAAATCCTCACTTTTTTAACAACACCACCATGACCACGTTTTCTTCTAACAGCTTTAACTCTTCTAGGCTTGCCAGCAGGTTGTCCTAACCTTTTCTTTTGAGCAATTCTAGACTTTTTTTCAGAAGATGTTAATTCACTTGCTGTTTTAGGAGTTTTTTTAGATACACGCTTACTAGGTCTGCAATAAGGAGTACCTCTTTTCTCACCTTTCTGTCTTCCACAAGGTTTACCAGTTTTTACGTCAACCCAGTTCTCTTTGAACCAACGTTTAAGATCTAAACCTTTTTTTGTCTTTCGGACAGCCATTAAAACATCCTAGCTTTACGAACTCTAGAAATTACCGCCCCACCGACACCACGTTTTGTTTTATTACCGTAGTTTTTAGCACCTACCTTACGGCACTTTGCAATCGCACCAGAAGCATAGGCACTAGGAAAAACTCTATAACGAGCTTTTACTTTGTGATAACAGGCATCTTTCTTAGACTTGGTTTTAGACATTAGCACCTCCACCTTCTACGAGCTTGCCTAATACGAGAATTAGGATCATTACGGGTTTTAGCAGAACTTTTCTTCAACTGACCCAGAGATCTAGCACAAAAACTTTTTCTACGTTTAGCAGCTTTACTACCGGGCTTTACCTTTCCAGTAACTGCCGTTTTTAATTTAGATCCAGGATTAGCCTTTCTATATGCAGCAACACCTTTCTTTGTCATTCCTGCACCACTTTTGGTAGGGCGATAGTTAGCACCCTTACCTTTTGTAGTTCTTCTAATCTGTTTTTCTGTTCTCTTTGCCATATTGTTTCACGTGAAACATTACTTTTTACTGTATAAATTGTCAAAAGTTACAGATGGATCCATATAACTACCATCAGATTCTGCGCTATGTGTCCATTGACTTGGCCTAAAATCAGGAGCTCCTTCTCCTGTTTCCCACAAAGCGGGACTTGTCGCTCTAACTCTATTATTGGGTAACGCTACTATGTTCCCTGTCCATTCTCCTGCATCTGTAAGTTCAATTACATGACTTTGTTTATGCTGGGCAGGATCATCTGAAATAGAAGATCCTGTATAATCAACTGTAAACATGTATTTACCCGTATAAAATTCACCATCTATCTTACAAAGCCAAGGACTAGAATTAGTTCGATCATAAACTATTACAGCATGATCTCTAGAACTACAGTCCCATGGTTGAGCAAGATGTGTTACCATTCTTTCAGGCCATTCCTCTAATGGCGTATCTGCTACGAGAGCAGTAATAGGCATTCTAGCCCACATAGCACCCCCGTGAATGTTTTCTTCGTC